CCCGTGTCAACTACGACGGTTGTGCGGACTACCACGGCGCTTCCAATTCTAATGGCGTTCGCCCGGCTTTCTGTATATCTTAAATCTGCGCCCCCTTGTGGGGCGCACAAGGAGGTTTATTAACAAGTGTCTGTATTGAAATCGAAACGAAAACCGTCACAGTTTGAGGTATTTCACCACCTCAACAAAATGCGTAAGGAGGTCACGGATTTACTGCTCCGTGATTTCGGGTACGACCTCGACAAAGCCGTGAAGAAAGTTGAAACAACCTTCGGCGGCAGACCGTATGAGGAGTTATCACCCGATGAAAAAGTCCGATATGAAAAGCTCATGGAAAAGAACACTGCGTTTGCAGAATGGTTCATCGCAGACGAGCGAAAAGTGATTGTTGATTGTCTGCGTAATATCACCGAGGAGGTATATGTTGCAAACAGCATTTACCCAACCTACCGGGAAGAACTGATTGAGCGTAGAGTTCACCAAGACCGAGCAGTCGGACAGTGTTATAGGCTCACACAGGAATTGCAGTATGCTATCGAGACCCTTCCTGTCGATGTGAACAAGTACCTTCGTTTCGCTGAAATGATACAGACCGAAATAAACCTTCTTAAAGGTTGGAGAAAGTCTGACAACAAGTTCAAGTCGGCTCTCCAAGAGGGTAATCTCTGATTCCGCTTCCAATTTCGCCAATGTCAACAACAACGGTAATGCGAACTACAACAACGCTTCCAATTCTAATGGCGTTCGCCCGGATTTCGATTCTGTGATTGAGTAGCCTATCGAGCGTTTCACAGACAGAGAAAGGAGAGATTATCCTTCCGTATGGTAAATACTAAATGCGACACCTCCTATTACGATAGCCGAGGTTATCAGCGCAAGATATTTGATGGAAATGTTCTTTACGAAAGTAAAGCTAAAGCAATGAAAGGTAGTGATTGGAAACCACAGGTACAGAGGTTTAACATGACCTATCTGTTGGAGTTATCGAAAATGCAACGAGACCTTGAGTACATGGAGTATGAGTTCTTACCAACTACAAACTTCACCTTGCATGAACGAGGAAAGCTCCGGCGTATTACAGGCGAACAGGTTCAAGACAGAATCGTGAAACACGCTCTCTGTGACGAGGTTTTGAATCCTCTGATTGAACCACACCTCATTTATGACAATGGAGCAAGCGTTGTCGGAAAAGGTATCGCTTTCACTCGTAAGAGGTTGCTCACCCACCTTCGGAAATATTATGCACAGCATGGTAGCAACGAAGGGTACATTCTTCTGATAGACTTCTCGAAATACTACGACAATATCAGACATGATGTGTTGTTGAAGTTGTTTGAGCAGTATGTCGATGATGAACACGCCCTATGGCTTCTGCGAAAGACCGTAGAACGCTCAAGGATTGATGTATCGTACATGAGCGATGAAGAATACGAACACTGTCTCGACAGGTTGTTTGATTCTCTCCTCTATCAATATATGAACCCGAAGCTGTTCACAGGCGAAAAGTTCATGGGGAAGCACCTTAATATCGGAGACCAAGTGGCACAGACCGCCGGAATCTCTTACCGAATACGGATTGATAATTATGTCAAAATCGTTCGAGGTGTGAAATTCTACGCTGGCTACATGGACGATAGTTATGCTATCCACGAGAGCAAAGAGTTCTTACAGGAGCTTCTTGAGGACATTATCGAGATAGCGAACGAACTCGGAATCACGGTCAATACCCGGAAGACGAGAATCTGTAAGCTCTCCGAGCATTGGCGATTTCTTCAAGTTCAATACTCTCTAACGGACACCGGGAGGGTGATTCAGAAAATCAATCCCAAACGGCTTACCGCAATGAGACGGAAAATGAAGAAACTCGCTCCGAAGCTAACAGAAAAGGAGTTTACGGACTTCTATAAGAGTTGGTTTAAGAATCATTACAAAATAATGAGTAAGAAACAACGAAGTAACATGGACACCCTATTCAATCAATTAAAGGAGGTAACGAAATGTACACTATCACCCTTGCCAATGGCAAAAAGCTGACCGGGCTGGATATGAACGGCACGAACTATGTCAGCAAAGAAAAGGTGGACGAGACTATCTTCAAGGATAATCTCTCTACCATGAAGGTCTCCGATGGAGAGACCGAGACTACCTACACTGATATGGTCTTCATTCAGCAGATGGAATGGGCTGACGGCACTTTCTATCTTGCGTTCCGTGAGAAGACCAAGGAGGAGAAGCTGGTAGCCGCTCTCAACGCAACCTCTAATAGTATCACCGATGTACAGGTGGCACTTGCGGAAGTATACGAAATGGTTTTAGGAGGTAACTAACTATGGCTAAGATTTACGTTGCACTGATTCGCAAAGGTCTCAAGACCATTAACGATGTACCCGAACAGCTCCGAGAGGAAGTCAAGAAGCTGTTGGAGGAATAATCATGCTGTGGCGCATTTTGCTATGGCTCAACAGGAAGGAGGTGAAAAACATGGCTGTTATCTATGTAGCACTCATTGTCAAGGGTAAGCGTACTTACGCAAGCGTTCCGGCTGTTCTCAAGGAACAGGTTAAGGAAATGCTCATTGACCTTGAGCTGGAAGACCTTATCACGGAATAAGGCGGCATGAGGGAGGGTCACTCCCGGCTCTCCCTCACATTCTAAAAGAGGAGGACAAGAAATGTGAGCATTGAGTTCAATCAGATTCTTACCTTCGTCTCCGTTGTTGCCGCCGTGTACTTTGCTTTCAAGAGCAATAGTCGAGCCAATAATGACGAGGTGAGTAAGAAAGCACAGGTTGACGCTATTCTGTCTCAAAAGCTGGATTCTATCAGTGATGATACGAAAGAAATCCGCAAGGAAATCACAGACGTTAAGGTAAAGGTCAACGACCTGTCCGAGCGTGTCGTGATGGTTGAGCAGTCTACGAAATCCGCACACCACCGACTTGACCGATACGAGGAAGAAGAAATCTACCACGGTAAGCCAAGAAAACGATGGTGGGTATGAAAGGGGTGATACCCGATGAACCATTCAGATTTTGTCAAAACCGTTGCGGCGTATATCAAGAAGTATGCCCCGGTGTACGGAATCGAGGTCGTGTCACCTATCATCGCTCAAGCGGTGTTGGAAAGTGGCTACGGCACTTCCGAGCTGGCTGTAAACGCTCATAACTATTTTGGTCTGAAATACCGGAAAGGTCGTTGCAAGACCTGTATTGGTATCTATCACATGGTAGGAAGTGAGCAGAACGCAGACGGCAGTTACACCAGTTCTGCTATGCAGTGGTGTAAGTTCAAGGATATGGAAAACGGAGTTATCGGCTACTTCGATTTCATCAACATTCCGAACTATAAAAATCTCAAAGGCGTTACCGACCCTCGGAAATACCTTGAGAATATCAAAGCCGATGGCTATGCTACGTCTCACAAGTATGTGGACAACCTCATGCGTGTTATTGAGACATGGCATTTAACCGATTATGACAAGAAGGAGGAAACAAAAATGAGCAACAGTCCTTTGGTGGTCTACACCAAGCTCTCCCCGAACCATTCCGGGCAGAGAACCCATTCCATTGACCGTATCACGCCGCATTGTGTAGTAGGTCAGCTCTCCGCAGAGAGTATCTGTGGCTGTTTTATCAGCACCTCTCGACAGGCGAGTTGCAACTACGGTATCGGTACTGACGGTCGTATCTCCATGAGCGTTGAGGAGAAAAATCGTTCGTGGTGTTCTTCCAGTCGTGAGAACGACCAGCGAGCAGTCACTATCGAGTGTGCGTCTGACAAGACAGCTCCGTATGCGTTCAATAACGCTGTGTATGCGTCCCTCGTAAACCTGTGCGTTGATATTTGTCAGCGTAACGGCAAGAGCAAGCTCTTGTGGCTGGGCGATAAGAATAAGACCCTTGCCTATGCGCCGAAGTCCGATGAAATGGTACTGACGGTACATAGATGGTTCGCTAATAAGTCTTGCCCGGGAGACTGGCTGTACAACCGTCTCGGCAACCTTGCCGCAGAGGTCACTAAGCGTCTCACAGGCGGCTCTACCGACACTGGTAAGGTAGATGTACCCTCTGACGGTAAAACGCTGTACAGGGTGCAGACAGGGGCGTTCTCGAAGCGTTCCAACGCTGACGCATGGGCGGCAAAACTGAAAGCCGCTGGCTTCGATACCTACATCGTACAGATGGGTAATCTGTACAAGGTACAGGTCGGTGCTTACAGTCAGAAGTCCAATGCCGAGAACATGATGGTGAAGCTGAAAGCCGCTGGCTATGACGCTTTTATCACTACCAAGTCCGGCACTGCGGCTGGTACTGCGAAGAAATCTGCGGCTGAAATCGCCAAGGAAATCTACAATGGTACTTGCTCTGACGCTCGCTGGTCTTCGTGGGGCAACGGCGCAGACCGTGTAAATCGTCTGAAACAGGCTGGTTATGACCCGAGCGAAGTACAGTCCGAGGTCAATAAGCTGTTTTAACCCAAGTAGTAAAAGTAGTTGAAAATCGGTTTTTGCGTAAACTTTTGCTATATATGCGTGTATATAGAGGAAGTTATACGAAAAAAGCCAAGAACAGCTACTTTAACTACTTCAAATATCAAATTTAAGGAGGAAATCAACATGATTAACTGGAAAGTGCGTGTAAAAAACAAGAGCTTTTGGATTGCTCTGATTCCGGCGGTGCTTCTGCTGGTACAGGTGATTGCCGCTGTCTTCGGTTACACCCTCGATTTGGGTGAGCTGGGGGACAAGCTGTTGGCTGTTGTCAATGCTCTGTTCGCAGTCCTCACGATTCTCGGTATCGTGACTGACCCGACCACTGCTGGAATTGGAGATTCCAAACAGGCTCTTACTTACGAGACACCTAAAAAAGAGGACGCAGTTTAACCTACGTCCTCTACTATGAAAACAAATCCGACACAGTGCTTCACGAAAAAGAATGAGTTCGGATTTGCACTATTTGGTGGGCCGTGAGGGATTCGAACCCCCACTCAAGCGGTTATGAGAAAGCATCGCTGGCAAAAATTCTAGAATCACCGTAAAATTTTGTTGGCATTCCACAAATAAGAACGCCTAATTTTAGGTAATGTGTAGTAATTTTCGCGGCGTTCCTCAACCAGAATGGCTGTCCGTAGATGAGTTGGTAGATGGGTTTTGGAGAGAGGCAAGATTAAAAGTCACAAATAAGATTTGCGTTATGCCCGCATAGCCAATACCTG